GTGTATATCTTTGTTTATCTCTTTTGTAAACTGTATTTCACTTACCATAATCCACCGCCGTATGAATAGGTTAAAGGAATATTGTCCAACATTTCAAACTCCTCTTCGCTTTCAGTTTCAAATTCAATCAAAGCCTCGTCAGCAAAAGTCATAGCGAATGCGTCCGCAATATCTGGCGAACGACCAAGCCTGTCACGTATTTTCTTTTTGGCTTCGATTTGAAGTTTGCCTGTCTGCTCGTTGATGAAATATGTTATTGCGCCAAGCTCACCTATGAGGTCGTCGTCGTGCATAAGTTTACCCTCTTCTCTCAATGCGTCACGCATTTTAAAAAACCACTCGGCTCTTGCATTCTGGTATTCGTCAGTATTAAAAGGTTTATGTGAGGCTTTTACGCCTATCACATTTTTTAGCCCTACCTTTTGGCACATAGACGGGATTGAAGCACCAGAGCCAATGGTGTCCACAAATATAACTTTCGGCTTTCTTTTAGCCTGCTTGTATTCTCTCACAAGCCAACCGACCAAATCAGAGGCGTCATAGTTTCTCACTGCCTTATATTCATACAGGTGTTTTCCGTATCTTTTAGCTATAACACTTCTGTCAGCTCCGTAATCGGCAACATCTAATGCCCATACTTCTACGCCTGTTTTATCCCAGATGTCTCTGTATATCGCAGTCTCAATCAAATCGACAGGAAATACTGCGTCGTCAGACCCTCTCGGAAATTCGCCAAGCACCCTTACACGATAAACATCGCTGTCGTAGCCGTATTTTTTTCTAAACATCTCAATGGCTTTACGGCTAACATTTTCGCTGTCCTCACCGCTGAATGTAAATAGCTTCCAAGTTCCGTCGTTAGATACAAAGGTGTCGTAGAAAAACCCTGATGTCCTTGTAGGGTTACCAGCCATAATAGCCCAAGAGTTGTCTGAAGTCAAAGCACCCTCTGCAACCTCAAACACTTTTTCAGGGATACCAGAGGCTTCCTCTAAAATAAACGCAATGTTAGTTCCGTGAAACCCTTGTAACGCCTCTGGCTTATCCATTCTCGCAGTTCTCGCAATAGCAAAGTTTCCGTTAGCGAACACTGCCTTTTCTTTTTGGACTTCAATTTCGTCTTGTAGCCAATCAGGCAGTTTGTCCCGCCACTTTTTAATCTCTGGTATCAAAATATCATAGAGCTGTGAAGCGGTAGGAGCAGTCATAGGGATTTTAGTATCTTCTCTGAACAAGCCAAACCAAATAACAAACCAAGAGATTGTGGTAGTTTTTCCGACCCCGTGACCAGACTTGATGGCTATATGCGTATTTCCTTCGTCAATGGCACGGATAACCTGAAGCTGTTGCTTTGTAGGTATAACGCCAAGAAGTTTGGTAACAAAAAACTCGAAACTTTTAGCACAGGCTTTGAGGATTATCTTATCCTCTTCGCTCAACTGCTGGTATATCTCTTCTCTATTTTTTGCCATCGGATTTAACCTTTTCAGTTTCTTCTATCGTAGCGTCGATAACCTGCTCCTCTTTAAACTGCAAGTATCTCTCGTTGACTTTCTGCTCGACAGCCTCTTTGGCTTTTTTAATCAGCGTGTCTATATCCACATCATCGTCTTTCTTGATAACATCAAGCAGGTGCGTAATCTTAACATCAACCTCTTTTTTCTCGTTGAACATCTGATAATATTTTCCGACAAGCTGAATGGCTTTCATCTTATCTTCCAGCTCAATGGTCTCTTCCATAAGCTCGCCAGACTTGTGGTATCTCCTTGTCAGCTTTTTAATCGCTACGGCGCTGTCTTCGTCTATTTCGTCAACGCTTTTTATAGTTCCGTCAGGATTTAAGAAACGCTTGATGTTGGTATTTATAATCGTATCCAAAACAAACAGGACATTGAATTTGTCTTCTATAAACCTGTTTCTCAACTCCTCGACTATCTCGTTGGCATACGCACGGATAAAAGGAAGTTTAAGCAGAAATGTAGCTTTCCTGTAAACCTCTCTGTTGTTTAAGCCGACTGCGGACGGAAAGGCTGTCCTGTATGAATTGACGACATTTTTTGTCTTCACATACTCATACACAAAATCTTTCTGATTGTCTGATAAAGGAAGCTCTGCGGGGTCTGTGATGTGTTCTAATTGCTCTTTTTTGTATCCCTCTTTCTCGATTAAATACTCTCTCTGCTGTTCCGCATACATACAGGTCTTTGAGCAGAATTTGCTTTCGATTACTGCGGGATTTTCCTTGCAGAACACACACTTTTTAGCCATTAAACAAACTCCAGCAGTATTTCAAGAGCGGTGTCTTTCTCACCTTTAAGCAGTGCTTTGATGACCATTTTCAAAACCTCAACATCGTCTCTGGCTGAATAATCAATAACCTTTGCTTTAGCCTCATTCTCAAGTTTCTCAAGCTCTTCTTTTAAAAGCTCTTTCTCCGTAAGGCATTCATCAAGCCTCTGCGTCTGAATGTTTAATCTGTCCAAATCTTTGTCGCTCTGTTGTTTCCAAAATTTAGCCTGATTTTTGTATTTTTCACAGCTCTCCTGAAGCTCGTCAAGCTTCCTGTAAAGGTTGATACCAGCGAAGCCTTTAGATGAGAAGTCAAGCTCTTTCTCTTCAAGCACCCTCTGCTTGTCAATCAGCAGTTTTTCTCCAGCGTATTCGTCCACAACTTCACAAATTCCAAACTCTTTTGGCAACTCTCCGACATAAGCCTTAAATTCCACCACTGAATAAGTTTTGTTTTTCGGGTCGTATATTCTCAAATACATTCTTCGCACCTTATGATTATTTTGTTGGCTTTTTGTTTTCTAACCTTTCTAACTTTCAGCTCTACAATCTGCTTGTCGTCATTGTAAACAACTCCGTTAAGGCTGTCTAAAATCGCCTTTAGAATATTGTCGATGTCTTTTCCGACTTTGCCTGTTATGTGATACTCAATATCAAGCGATATGTCGTTTTCGTAAGGCTTTTTGATGTGCTGTTTAGCTATCCAGCCCATTGCCTCTTTGAATTCTTTGCCCTTTTTTGAGATGTAAACCTGCGGAAATTTGCCACGACAGGTTGTTCGCCAATAAGCGTTAACACTCGGCGGTATCAGCTTTGCTTCAAATTCAACCATTTCCGACCTTTGTTTTTCTTATTGTAACAAAATAGTGACAAAAATGCAAGGAAAAAGGCTTCACGTAGTAAAAATTTTACAAGGGGGGATGTGGGATTATAAGGGTATATCGGCACGAAAATCGGGGGGTAGGGGGTGTCGCAAATCGCTACACCCTTAAAGCAGGAAAAAAACAAGCAAGAAATACCCGCACAAACCGCAGGAATTACGCTAAAAAAAACAAAAAAGCCCGAAATCTCGGCATTCTTTAGTTAACATAATGTATGTTCTCGGGAAACAGATAAAAAAATGGACGGCAGGTATATATACGCACATACGCACGCACGGAGTGGAACAGATACAGGACAAATCCAAAAGCACTACAAAGCAGTTACAGCAGACAAAGCAGATAAACAATACAAGCAACTAAAGCATAGCAAAAGCAGGAACAACTAAAAGCGAACTAAACAAGCTAAATGCTTCAAGCAGGACAGCAGAGCGGACGGCGGACTGATTAAGTTTAAAAAGTTAAGTTAATTATATTCTTTACAAAACATTACAGACTAAAGTTAGTTAATTGATTAACTAATAGTCTATTAAGATACGATTATAGCGATAGCGTTAAGAAAAGAAAAAAAGAAGCAAAAAAAGAAAAGAATTTTTATAAAATTCTTTTATTTAATTATATATATTAAAAAAAAGAAAATATAAAAAGAAAAAAAAAGAGAAAGAGAGAAAATAAGAGAGAAAGAAAAGAAAAGAAAAAGAATTAATCCCCCCTATAATCCCCCCTTGATAAGAAAAAGAAAAGAAACGAAAGAGAGAAACAAAGAGAGACAGAGAAACAAAAAGACAAAAACAAAAGACAAAAAATTCCGTCCTAATTGCTACGCCTTAAAAGAAAAAAAAGAAAAAAAAGACAGATAGTAAAAATTGCCCTCTAAAATCAATTTTGAGCGATTTTCTACCCTTGCAAGTATATTTGCCTATAAAAACAAAAAAAATGCGACAGCGTTTAAGTTAGATAGCAAAAAAGCATATAAATATATTACAACACTACACAAAAATATATCCGAATAAATTTACCACAAAGGTATAAAAAAAGTGACAATGACCTACACAGGTAAACGCTTTAAAGAGCAGATACATCTCAAGCAGTTAGTCCTAAAAGCTACCCGTTTATAAGTTTGAATTATAATTCCTAATAAGTTTTAGTTATACCCTTGAAATTTTTTTCAAATTTTTTTAAATTCCTTTTAAACCCCCGAAAATACGACATTTTGAAAGCATAAAACTACCCTAAATTCATCTTTTTTTGAAAAATTTTTAAAATTTACCCTTGAAATCCCTTGACATTCATTTTTTTTTGATTTATAATTGCAGTCGTAAAGCATACGAAACAACAAAAGCAAAGCCTTAATTAAGGGTAACACCCAAAATCAAGACAAGGAGAAAACGATGATTAACATTTTAATAGGCGACAACGTCGGGACAGCATTCGGATTTAATTCCGATGAAGTTACAGACATATTCAGGGATAATGAATATGTAAAAATTTACCTACCACACAGCAGAATTTTGAACGTTGAAGCAAAAAACAACGCTCAAGCATTTGACATCGCTACGGCGGTGTGGGAAAATGACAAAAAAAGAGCATTCGCAGTAAACAGGGTATGGGAAACAATCAGGGCGGATTAATTTCCGTCCGTTACTCTTAATTAAGGCTTTAAACCTAAAAAACAAGGAGAGAACAATGGAAAAAACAGCAACATTAAAAAAATTCAAAAAAATTTTTCCCGATTGGGGCAAAATCCCCGTTGGGCTATGCGGGTGGTTTTGGGGAGAAAAAGCAAGAAACAACTTAAGTGAATACCTTTATGGTGCGGATGATGGAACAAGTGGATACGAAACATACACTACATTAGAAAGGGCTTTAAGAGGTGTCAATAAAGACATCTTAAAAAAAGCGTCTGTAAGTTATAGAATAGATAGAGGGGAGCTAAAATACTTTTATTTATCTTTATAATCAAAAGAAAGGAGCTAAAAATGAAAAAAATAAGATTTAAAGTTATTGAATCAGCATTCGAAAAAGGAATTGCTGAAGGACTCGGCTGGAGTGCTGATATATATGCAGAGGGAGAAGACAGTCCCTTCGCATTTGCATATGCGGGGGATATGTCCTCTCCAAACAGAGTTTGTTTCAAGGATGTTATAATCGAAAAAGTTTTAGGGAGATTCGAAAATCTCCCAACAAAAGAGGCGTGGTTAGAAGAGAAAGAGAAACTCCTTTCTTTAGAGAGATTTGAAAAAGAATTTTATTTATATGATGTAGAAAACAAAGTCTTCTACAAAGAAGACGACCCAAAAATTTATGGAGATGAATTGCTTTACGAAGTGATTGACGAGGTTGAAGCTCTCATAGAAAGAAAGGATACTTATACCCTTTTCAAATATAAAAAAGTTAAAAACGTAAGGTCTAAAATAGACCTTATTGTTTCTTTGTTAGAAGAGGCAGGTATCGAAGTATACCTGTCAAGAGAAACCGGAACACTTGCTTGGATGACTGAAGGCGGCTCAATTGCTTTTCAAACCTATGACGCCGCTCACATAAAATATTGGGAGATAACATCCCTTGGAAAAAGGATTTTGGAAGAAGGCGTTACACCCGAAATAATAAAACTAATTGAAAAAAGGAGAAAAAAATGAAAGTTTATATAAACAAAGAGCAACTAAACAAACCTATACATTTTGAACATGAGGACTTCGTTCCTCGTTGTGTCGACAAAGAATGGTTGTTGGAGATGACAGAAGAAATTAAAGGATTTGGTTGCGTTACAGTTTACGCGAACGGCGAGAAAATCGCCGATAAATATGAAGAGGTTGTTAAATTTTTAAATACGTTAGAGGATAAATATCTTCTAATTGATTATGAAGATAGGGAAACAGGAGAACTTCGTTTCCCTAACAAAATTCCCGGAAGCACTAAAAGTTTCTGGGTAGGAAAAGACATCGAATGGGAAAGAACGGGGATAAGGGTAGTTTTCGAGGAAGACTTCGATTTCTTCCTCGGAGTTTATCTTTACAAAGTGATAGAGGAGACACAAAAATGAAAGAAATAACACTAAAAGAAGCAAAAGAAATTTTAAAAGAAGCAGAAGAAATTAAAAGAAAAGGTTGCAGAGATTATAGGGACTTGCTCCCTATAGTCGAAAAATACGAGTTTGAGCTTAAAACGTTAGGAACAGGGCATAGCGCTTATACGTATAGTTGCGATACAGGGATTAAAAACATAAAAAGCCGTAAGTATCTTAACGGCACTTATTTAGTTATAGGTGTCGCTAATGAGGGGAGCAGAAAAGGCGTATATTACAGGGGATACGTCTTAAAAATAAAGGATTAATCCCCGCTTGGTTTTATACAGGCTCACGGGCTGGGTTTGTATAAAGTCCAGCAGGGCTAAAATCAAAACAAGGAGCGAAAAATGGTAAGAGTTAGAAATTTAATCAGTCCAAATGGGAATACAATCCCCAATCAGTTTGAAATTGAGGTTGGAAATTGGGTCGTATTCCAAAGTTACGAAACGATAATTGGTGCTTATAATAGAGGTAGTGGGGAACTGCTACTGCTTGACGGAGCGGGAGAGTTTAGCAGGACTACAAGCAAATATCTTTACATTTGGTTGCAGGATAACGGATTTAACATAACAAACAAAAAAGAACTCTTAAAAATAAGAGAGATTTACGGAGATAATGTAAAATGGGTTAGAGACCAATTTCACATAGAAAAAGCAGTCGAGAGAGGGAACTAATCCCGCCCGTCCGTTTATATAGCTTGACAGGGTGTCGGGCTATACAAGCCGACAGGGGCTAAAAATCAAAAACAAGGGGTAAGAAATGAAAGTTGATTTTTTTCTAAATGTAAACGGAGAAAGAAAATTGGTGAAAGTTGATAAAGACGACATTATGACCGCATATAAAAGAACTATATGCGGTTGTCTGTATAAAGATGAAGCTGACGGATTTATGGGGTTAGCCATAAATGAACTTGCTTATTTAGGTGTATATAATGAGGGTATGGCGGAAGCGTTAGCGTATCAGATGAAAAAATACGCACACGATGAAGTTAAAAAAATTTTAGATATATAAGGAGCAAAAAATGGAAGTTAGAAAATATTGTGAAAAAAGATACGTATTTGACAGTATAGAGGAAGTTAAAAAGTTTGTTGATATAGAAAAATGGAGAGAACAGAACTATGAATGGCTAAACGAGGAAATCGATATTTCAATAAGGTGTCAAGCCGATTATATTGTAGAGTTTTTGAAAAAAAACGGTTTTTTTAAAGTAGAGCCGTGTTGGAGCTTTAGCTATTCACAAGGAGACGGAGCAAGTTTTTTGGCTGAATGGAGCAGACCAGACAGATGGTTGCTTAAAAAGTGGGCTAAAGAGTATTTTCCAAAAGACGACGAAATCACAGACATTATGGAAAGATTAAGAGAGGTAGTGGACGAATACAAAATCGGTTGGTTTAAAATCGGTAACAATTCATACGGGTGGCATTATTGTCACTCAAACACTAAACAGATTGACGATGTGGAATTTGAGGCGGACGAATACATAGATGTGGTTGAGAGAGAGCTTGAAGAGGTAGTAAGCGAGTTAATGAGTTGGTTTGAAAATAGACTTGAGGCAATAGCTTATTATGAATACACAGATGATGAAATAGCCGAATTAATAGTCACTAATGAGTGGGAAATAGACGAAAGTTGCTTAAAAGAAATACCAGACGGGGGCGAAAAATGAACTTTTTAGCTCCGTTGATATTGGTTGTATGGCTTTTAGTTTATGTAATAATAGAAGAAAACAAAAAAGCGAGTGAATAGGTTTTTAGTCCTCACTCTTGGTGAGGATTATAAAGCCTATACGGGCTAACAAAATCAAAACAAGGAGCGAAAAATGGAAGTTTACGTAACTACAAAAGCAAACAGGGTTGCATATATTAAAATCGACGGAGAAGAGGTAAAATACATTACCGAGATTATCGACAAATACGTCGAGAGTAAAGGGTATAAAATAAGAAACGGATATTTAACAGATGAAAGCGAAGTTAAGTTATATCTACCACTATACGATGAAGTGTATAACGACAACGACGTTGATTGTGTTTACAATTACGAATACGAAAAACTTGAAAATAAAATACAGGAGCTAAAAGAGGAGGTTGTAAAAGCAATAAAAGAGATGGAAAAAGAACAAACACAGATTATCACTTTAGATTAAAAGGAGCGGAAAATGAACGAGAGATACAGAAGACTTGCTGATTATGCGAGAAAATGTTTCAAAGAAAAAGCAAGCGTAAGTGATAATGATTTTGTAACAGGACAAGGTTTACATTATGTAAGGTTGCCAAATAATCAAGCGGTCGTAATTGACCGCTTGAACGGTGATATTGCAAGGTTTTGGTTTAATGAGAACGGGGAAATAGTAAAAATGAGAGCTATGAAAGGGGAGTGAATGCTATTAACGATTGATACAAAAATGGTGAGAGAATTTGGTTGTAGCGGGGCGATGATATACGAGTATATCCGTGAGAAGTGCTTTAAGGCAAGAGGCGAGGTTGAAATAGGATATGATGAATTTATGAATAACTTAAATATAGGGAGTGACAAAACAGTCACAAAAGCGATAAGAAAATTACAAGACAGGGGATTATTAAGCGTTAAAAAAACAGGAGGCAAAAGTAAATACAGGGTCGCGTGGTGAGGACGGAGGGAAAGTCCTCACTAAAAGTCTATGTCAAAAAATCAAAACAAGGAGAAAGAAATGAAAAAACTTTCACAAGAAAATTATAACACATATCATTTAAGTTTAAATTAAGATTTAAGTAGTATAATACGGAATGAGGTCGTGGTTACGGCTTCATTCGGTGTTATACACCAACAAACAAAAATCAAAACAAGGAGTGAAACAATGAAAGCTATTGAAGTAGAGGTAGAATTAAGAGAGGTAAGAGGTAAATTAATCGCCGACGTTTTTGTAGAGCAAGACATTAGCAAAGAAGACGCTAAAGTTATAGCGAAACGAATTAAAAAAGCCGTCGAAAGAAGATACGGTAAAACTCCTATTGTAAAAATAAGCAAAAAAGTTGAAGATGTGAAAAAAGAAGTTGATACAGAGGTGGTTGAAAAAGTTATCAAACATCTTAAAAATGTGCTTGATTTTGAAGACAGATATTCCGTAAAAAAAGCAAGTGAAAGGACTCTTAAAATCTTAAAAAAAGAAGAAGACCCAGAAGTAGCACATAAATTATCAGTGACGTTGGCTATTTTCATAGGGCTTGAAGAAAGTGGGATGGAAGCAGTAAAATCTTTAACATTGTATGGGTTTCGAGAGGAAAAAATCACAGACAGCTATATTAAGTTTTTATCAAGTATATTAAGAAATGGATTTGAAAATTCTATTTTATACTACATCCTCACTATTATGGAAAATATGGGGCTTGACAATACGTCAGCATATAATTTAGCATACGACATCTTAAAACAAGAGAGAGATTAATTCCTCTCTCACAATAAGGAGCAAGAGATGAAAGAATATAAATTTTTCGGTGGCGATTACTATGAAGTAAAGTATAATATAGACAAATACGCAAAAGAGGGCTATGAAGTAGAGCAAATGATACAGGATACTTCAGCGCCAGAACAGCATATTTTGGTGCTTATGGGTAAAGAGATTAAAGAACAAAAGAAAAAAGTATCAAGGGCGGAGCAGTTAGAAAAAAAAGCCTATGAAGCTATTAAAAACAAAAATTATGACTGTATATGGGGCTTAATTGACGAGGGTGTCGTGGGCGATTTTATTGAATATAGGAAGTCCATTAAAAAGCCACTTAAAACTGAAAAGCCTATAATTTCTTTTTTAAATGAACTTGAAAAAATTTGCAAAGCTGGGCTTGATGTTAACGAGGCTATCGAAACAATGAAAGAGAGGGAATGGCAAACTCTTAAGCTTGAATACATTGATAATACTATCGGCAAGGGTGTAGGAGCGGACGACAGAGCTTTTATGTAACAGGTGTAGAAAATGTATAAATACAGAGAAGAGTTGGAAAAGAGTGTCGTGGTTTCTCTTTTTGGCGATTGGACGGATAATCCTTTTGAAATTGACGACATAAAAAAGGTGATTGGAAATTTAGATGTTAGTCTGTTTACCCACAAAGGAAGACAGCTGGTAGTGAGGGCTGTCAAAAAAATGAATACGCTTGACGAATACAAAAACTCACTGCCGACTATTGATATGGTGTTGGCGTGGGTTGAGTTAAGCGTTAAAAAGCAGGTATTTAAAGTTGTTGAGGCGACAATTTTTGACTGCATTGATAAGACGCCTTTATGTTTAGATAGCTTAAACAATACAATCGACTTATTAAAGCAATACAAACTAAAAGACGAGTTAAGGAGTATAGAATGAACGTGACTGAACTTATCGGACAAAGGGCTACATTAAGTGAGAAGATTGAAAATGAATTAGATAAAATTTGGAACAAATATGCAAGCAATAAATTTCATATATGCTTTCACAATCATTACGCAGGCGGGGCTATTTCAATATACAAATACCCAGAAAGCGCAAATTACAGGACTTATGAAGTTGAAGACAAAAAAACTGGCTACATAATCAGATTTGAGATAGATAAGGTTGTAGAAGACCTATATCCAAAAGCATTAAACGATGTGATGAAAGAAATAACAGGAGAGGAATATGGTAGAATTAAAAAACAATAAACTTATTGTCAACGGAGTTGAGGTAAAAGGATACAGAGAGGGAAGTTTTGCAAAAAAAATTATTCAGTTTTTAATTTCAAACAAAGCGTTTACAAGAGAATACGCAATGTCGTGGTGTGCCTACGAAGAAATACCAGAAACATCTTTTAATGCGGAACTTTCGATGATTAACAAGGCTACGGAAGAAAAACTTGGCTTTCCTTTGTTTGTAGCGACAGGAGATAGAAATCCCGAATACAGACTGCACGAGAAATTTAATGACGGGTCGGCAATGATTAAACTTTATATGCCGTTAACCGAATGGGTAAAGTTTGAAGACAAACTTGAAAAATACAGAATAAAGGAGCTATAAATGAACTATTTGCAGTTTCAAAAAAATGTAACCGAATGGGCGAAAGAAAGAAAAATAATCCCTAATTCATCCTTTACGGCTCAATGGATAAAACTAAAAGAGGAATTTGGCGAGTTATGGAATGCGGTCAGGAAAAACGATAAAGAAGCAATACTTGACGCAGTGGGTGACACGATAGTAGTTTTAACAATTTTGTCTAAACTGATAAGAAACAGCCAAAACGACGCAATAGTGGATTTGCCGTCTTGGAGCTTAACACGTGGTATGTTTGAGGATATGCCTATGAATTTCTTGTTTAGGGCAGACGCAGTGATAAGCGAAATGAGTATTTATGTTGCTGGTAAAACAAAGTCAAATGGTAATGTTGAGTTTAACGAAATCCCGTTGGAGTGGTTTGAGAGAAAAGCAGAACGGGCTATTAATTATTTGGCTGATTTTTTAGAAGCACGAGGAGAACATATTTATAAAGCCCTTGATAAAGCGTGGAATGAAATTAAGGACAGAAAAGGGTATTTGAGGGCAGACGGAATTTTTGTTAAAGAGGGGGATTAAATGACTGAAATGGTGTATAAACACGACACAAGATTTAAAGTTGTGAAACACACGGAGAAAGTCTTTAACGGGGTCGGGAAAAAGGACGCTTATAAAGACTTTTTCGATTTGTATGTTGATGGAAAACTGCACTCAAAACATTTCAATTTGGGAAGCGTCAATCAGGTTATCTTTCAGCTCACTGATGGAAAATACGGCTATATAACGGAGGAGGACTATGAATAAAAAAATGTGGGAATATCCAATGTCAAATTCAAAACAAAAAGGGGATAAAATGGTAGATAAAATCTTACAGGCAATCAATTTAGCAAGTTACGACTATAAGCCAGAGGACGAGTTAAATGTAAAGTTGTCTTATCTTTTGGAACTACGAAAAGAAATACTTAATCAAAGAGATGAAATTAACCGCCTTAAAAAAGAAGTAAATTTTCAGTCGGCTCAAAACAAAGTTTTAACAGGTAAACTTATAGAATGCTCTCTTGAAAGAAAAAGCATTGACACATATATGTAAACTGCGAAGAGGTATTGATGTAGATGTCGTGGAATACGACGAAAAAACAAAACGCATTAAATATAGAAACAAATTACAGGGCTGGATAAAAGAGGGCATTCTTGTTAATTACATCAAAGATAAGGACGAGCTATGGATAAAAAAATAAAAGAATTAAAAGACGAAATTCAGTCATTAAAAATAAAATTAGGAAACACTGCCGACTTTCAGGAAGAGATAAAAATTAAAAAGAAAATAGCAGAGCTTAAAACAAAAATTTACGATATGATATTAAACTCTCAAAAAGGCAATCAGTATGTAACCGCATACGAATTGCTACAAAGGAAACAAAAGCCCCCTATTTTTTGGGAAACGGGCTTTAAATTTATAGACAGAGCAGGCGGGATACCAAAGGGTGCATTTATACAATTTGGTGCTTCAAGTGAAGCAGGGAAAACAACCCTCACCATAGCACTTGCATTAAAGTTAGCAAACTACAAAAAGGTTTGCCATTTTAACTTTGAGATGAATGAAAATCTTTTGGCTAAAAAGATTAAAATGTTTCTTCCAAATGAAACACAGCTTAACAATTACAGGATAGATAGTGTATCTAACGATTTGGAAGACCTTAAAAGAGAAATACTGTTACATATTCAGGACGGCGTAGAATTTTTTATTATTGACAGCCGTATGAAAATAAAAGCACAAGGAAATTCAAGGTCGGAAAAAGCCTCTTTAATTTCAAACGAATTAGCCAGAATATGTCAGATAAACGAAGTAACGATAATTTTAATCAATCAGTTAAGCGAAGAGAGCCAAAAGACAGGTCTTCCAAACTTAAAGGAAAGCGGAGACCAGATTTATGACGCAGATATGGTGTGGTTTTTGCTGAAGCCGATAGCTAAAAAGCCGAGAGGCGGTGAGATGATAGAATTCGACAATTCATACAGGCGTTTTATTATGTTTAAAAATAGATACGATGAGGACGGAAGCGGTCATTACACAACCGATGTTCCAAAAGAAGAGGTTATCCCGCAGTCACAATTTACGACTGCCAAAGAGATTGAGCCACAGGTTGATATGCCACAAATTTAACAAAAAGGATTTAAAATGTTTAATCATATAACTCTTGTAGGGAATGCTACACAAGACCCTGAATTAAAATATTCACCCAGCGGAACAGCAATAGCAAAGTTTAATGTCGCTTGTAATGAATATTATAACGACAAAAACACAGGAGAAAAAAGAGAGGACACATTGTTTATTGAAATAAATTGCTTTGGTAAAACGGCTGAAATGGCTCATCAGTACATTAAGAGAGGAATGCGTGTGCTTGTGGATGGAAAGTTAGGTTTCGACCAATGGGTAGATAATAACGGGCATAAAAGGTCAAGACATTTTGTTAAAGCCAACAAGGTTGTGTTCTTGCAACGTAAGAACAGTAACAATAATGAGGAGCAAACTCAACAACAGCAAACACAGGCACAACAACAGCCGAGATACGATAAAAGTGTATATGAAGAGGCAAAAAGAATTGCGGACGACTTGCCTAATGATGAGGAAATACCATTTTAAAAGGAGCAATAATGGCTACGAGGCACGATGTAGTGGAATATATAAGAGATAGAATTGTGGACGCAGGGTTTGAAATAAAAGCAATATACGAGAAAGAAAAGATATGTTTGCAGATAAGCAATAACAAATATGAAACACCAAAAATTTGCAGTAAAAGCGAGTTGTATGCATACGCAAAAGCATTCTTCTATGTATTTATTCAAAAAAAATTGAAAAAAACTTCTGAAAGCTCTTGACAAATATTTCAAAAAGTTTTATAATTTCAACATAGCAGGCTTTAACCTGCGTGTTCTTTTAAAAGGTGTTGCTATGTTAGTAGTTCCTGTCAACGGAAAATATGAGGTCAGGTGGGAAAGAAGCAATAGAAAAGTTGCCGAATTTAAAACATTAAAGGAAGCGCTTGACTATGCTTTTGAGTTAGAAAAAGCCAGAGTTGCAAAATATCAAAACAAGGGGAAACAATGATGGCAGATTACACAATCGAGAAAAACATTTACCTGCATTTTAACAAAGAAGACAAGCAGAAAATCGGTGAGATTTTGGATACACAAATAAACAACGATGAAATTGAAATTACTTTTGGCGATGTTGAAGTGTTATTTTACACTGATATGATAAGCAAGAAACACTACGAGGAAATAGAAAACGAAGTCGATGTAACAAGCTACATTTTGCTATTTAACTAAAACAAAAGGAGAAAGAAAATGACTAACAAAGAATACAGAATGTCACCGGGAATTTCAAGCACTGACTTAAAATATATGGCTATAAGTCCGCTACACTATGAAGCCTATAAAGACGGATTGTTTAGCGTAGATAATCAAAACTTTACTTTTGGCGACGCATTTCACTCTCTTGTGTTAGAGCCAGAGAGATTTGAAAAAGAGTTCGTAGTTGAGAATTTTGAGGGGTGCAACCTTAACAAGAACACGAAAGCCTACAAAGAGGCAAAAGCTAAATGGCTTGAGAGTGTAGGCGATAGACAAATTCTTTCGGTTAGTGAATATGAAGAGTTGCAAAAAATGAAAGCGGTTGTGGATAAACTTGCTTCACCTCTTTTTAAAGGCGGTAAAGCAGAGCAGAGCTTCTTTGCTACCGATAGACACGGAATAGTTAGAAAGTGTCGTCCTGATTATTACAGAGAGGATATTGGACTTGTGGTTGATTTAAAAACTACAAGCGCCAGAACGGACGATGAATTTCAGAAATCCGTGTGGAATTTTAAATACCATTGGCAACAATATTGGTATCAAGAAGTGTTAAGACTTGCTGGTAAACCTGTAAACAAATTCGTGTTTGTGGTAGTCAGTAAATCACCAGAGCATTTGGCGTGGGTTGTTGAACTTGATGACAGCTGGATTGAGGTTGCAGAACAAGAGGTTGAAGAGGTTATCAACGGATATGTAAGATATTTACAATCTGGCGTAGCAGATGTTGTTAAAAAATTAGAATTACCTTTCTGGGTAAGAAGAGATTAAGGAGAATATAATGGCAGGAAAAACACAAAGCACAGCAGTAGCACCGAGAGAGCAAAAAATAAAAACTCTTTTGGCGCAGACACACAAACAAATCAAAAGCATTTTAGCAGACGAAAAAAAAGCAAACAGGTTTACGGCGATGGCATTGGCTATCGCACAAAGCAAAGAGTTGAGTGAGTGTGACGAGTTAAGTATTATAGAGGCTTTAACGGGCGTTGCTATGCTTGATTTGTCGCCAGATAAAAATTTGGGTCAAGCGTATGTAGTTCCGTATTCAACTAAAAACGGGAAGATAGCACAGCTACAAGTTGGATATAAAGGATATATCAGTATTCTTGACAGAAGCGGTTATGCAGTTAAAGCGTATCCTGTGTATGACGTGGATGAGTTTTCTATTGATATCAGTCCAGACGGCTGGGAAGAAACTATTAACTTTAAACCTAACTACGATGAAAGAGATGAGGGCGACCCTCAATGGGAGTGGGAGCATTTAAAATATGTGGTAGCCCTTGCTAAAAACAAGCAGACGGGTGACATTCATAAACTTGTTTTGAATAAGAAACAAATTGATAAAATCCGTAGAATGAGTGCGTCTCAAAAGGTGTATAACAGTCAAACAAAGAAATATGAAGTAAGCGACAAGCCTATTTATATATGGGCGGATTTTCCTATTGAGATGGCTCTTAAAACCGCTATCAAAAAACTTGCTAAAACATTACCTCTTAACGAGTTTGGGGCAAGAGCGGTTGCGATTGATGAGCTTAACGATATAGGTAAAAGAATTGATTATGCACAAACTGCTAAAAGTGGCGTGATTATAGAGGCACAAACTATTGAAGAAAAAGCACAAGAGCAAAATGGTGGCGTGGATATCAATGAGATGTTGTCTAACAAGGGGTAAAAATGGAAATCCAAAAAGTAACAATGAATAAGCTGTCGCAGATTTTAGGGTTTAAAAACCCTCAAAACCTGTATCACCTTGAAAAAAGCGGAAAATTTAACCCGTCAAAAAATATGACGGGCAAAGTGTATTTGACAAAAGATTTTCAAGAATTGTATAATATGGGCTACACTCCATTTCATTGGGGTGCATATCAGGAATTAAAATCAAAAGTTCCTGTTAATCTTGTGAAGATAGTGGACTTTTACGGGTTACCCGTCGCATTTGTTGAATTTAAAACTAACAACAAAAGGAGTGAAAAATGAAAGAAAGATTAGAAGAAATGAGAAACTTACTTGAGGAAGCATTAAACGACGCAAATGTTTTGCTTGATAAAAAATATGTTAAAGCAAGAGCTAAAAGATTTAGAGCAAGACTTGATAAAATAGCCAACCTAAAAATTCAATTAAGAAAAGATATGATTGAATTTGAAAAGAACAATTAAGGAGGGGCAATGGCAACAACACAGAGGGAGTTTGTTCTCTCACGCCTCTGCAAATACGGAAAAATAACAAGAAACGAATGCTTGAGAAACTATATAAGCAGATTATCGGCTATTATTTACAACTTAAAAATAGATGGATTTGACTTTGAGGCATATTATGAGCCGATAATAAAAAACGGGGTTAAAATAGGTGAGGATTATGTTTACAGGTTAATCAAAAAACCAAAAGATTTCGACAAAAAATGTAAGGAACTTGCTAACAAAGCTCCTCTTTTATTTGCGTAGCAAGTCTATTAGCTCTCGCTGGGCTGTCTTCTCTTGCCCACTTGCTGTCAAGCATTTCTCTTACCATTCCGCACCAATCTTCATTCTCTATTGCTTCCCACATTTTTTTAAATTTAAGCAGTTTTGGAACTCCAAGCTGGTATGCCATATTAGCTAAAACATTTTGCGCCACTTCTGGCAACCTTGCTACGATAGGTTTTTCAAGCAGTAATTCATTGTAGTGTGTAGTCAGTCTATGCTCTAAAAGCATTTTAGCTTCATCTTCAGTGATAGGAAGTTTTGTTCCGTAACCTATGGTAAGATACCCTCTCGTATCTGTATAAGGCATTCCTTTAAAGCCCTCGTCTGAAGTTAATTCCCTCACAACTTTTAAACTGTTCATAACGCTCCTTTTATTTTAGCACTGAATTAACAACTGCTGTAATAACCAGCCCAATGATAGCCGTAGAAACCCACCAGAATATCTTTGCGTGTTTCTCTTGTTGTTTTCTTAAAATTTCAATATCTTTTTCAAGAACATCGTGTTTAGGGCAGACTGCGTTTTTTTGGTTTAATATTTTCTCAATCTTTGTTTTATTGTCGGCAATTCTTTCTTCACATAGTCTTAACTGTTCATCAATTCTATAATGCACTCTTTTAATCGCTTCAGTATATTTATCATCAAGGTTTGATACTTTTTCTAATATGACTTCCTGTTTAGAAATGCTGTCGCTTATTTTAGATAATTGCTCGTTTTGAATTTTATTTTGCTCTACCAGCTCGTCAAGAGTTTTTTTGATGTAATGTATCTCAAGTTCCTGTTTTTCAACCTTTGTAACTATATGTTCCATCACTCCCCTTTAATGTCGATTGTGAACGTTTTTTGATTTTTCGTATGTTCTCATTCCGCCAAGACCAAGTAATGCAAGAATGAGATTAAAAAGCATACCCATATCTGGACGTGGCGTAGCAACGTGGATACCTGCTATTGCACAGCCCCAATCAATGAGCGGACTTAAAATATAAACATACGCAAGTGCAAATCCGCCCGTCCAGCCGATAAACGGACGCCACCCTGCTACAAACCAATTAGGATTAGACGCTTCGGCTTTGTTTATTTCTATCTGCCCCATATCAAGAGCCTGCTCAAGCTCTTTTAATTTTAGCTCTATTTCAGCTTTTTTTGTAGGGTCTTCTATGCCTTTGCCTGTAATCGCCTCTCTTATATCTTTAAACAAGTTCCCTACATCGCCGAGTGAAAAATTTACAAGAGCCAAAGCAAATCCTTTTTAAAAAGATTATAATTTAAAAGAAAAACAAAAAGAATTATTTTTTGTCACTTTCTGTTTTTCTTTCTTTGTATTTCTCTTTTTAATTCTTTTTGGTCGTAGCTTAATGTATTTACGCCTGTTAATAGTTTTAGCCAATTCTGTGTAGGCGTTCTGTCTAAATATAGTTGCACCCCTCTTTTTTTCTGATTTGGATACAAGGCTTTTTTCACATAAGGGTCTGCAAATGTATCCCACGCTTGTGTAGCTGTCGCTGGAACAGGCGCGTAGCTTTCAACTAAATACTTAAGCCAATCATACCCTTGCCTTGCAACAGGTCTGCTTTCGTATGTGACGGGTCTTCCATTGTATGCCTTTGCCCCAAACATAAAAGCACTCCATAGTGACGGAGTAACTCCACTGAATGTTTGTTTAAATTGACCGACCCATTGTGTAGGCAACAACATTGTCTGCGGTATCAGTCTGTCTATTTTTAAAGTATCAATAACCCCGTTGTGTTCCCCAATTCCCATTCTGATAAATTTAGTATTTGTCGGCTTTGTCTCATCAAATGGATTTAGGTCAGCAAACAAATCAACCTTTCCGTTTGTGAGTAAATATTGTAGCCCCTCAATAGTAGCTATAAGAGCCAGCATTTTTCTTGTAGCAGGTGAGTTAATGCCGCCTTTCAAAGTGTATTTAATTAAATGAGGAACTACATAATAAGTCCACGAAATAAACGGAGCAAATCCTGTATCTCTCAATGCTCTCCATCCAATAGGTAAAGGCTCTGAATAGTCTGGCATAAATACAGTCACCATCTCTCTTGCTTTTTGAGGGCTATATCCTTTTTCTCTTAACACCTTATACATAGCAAGTTTAGCTACATTGTCCTCACCTTGATACATATCGTTGGCAAATTTGGCAGTCTTTCCAAGAATGCCTTTACCCCCGATTAAATTTTCTGCGCTGTCTTCAATTCCCCCGTAGCTTAATATGTCTCTTACCATAGATGTGTCAAGCAGTCCGACTTCTTTTGCTTCGTTTAGATATTTAAGTTCGTTTTTGAGTTTAGATAACTTTTGTAGGTCATCTTCAGTAGCTATTCCTTTGTATAGTTTCATTTCAAGCTCATCTAACTGCTTCGCTTTTCTTAAATCTTTAAAAGCGTTTGCAAAGTATTTTGGTATTTGGTGTATAGGCATTCCAGCATACCAAGCTAAAGCGATGTTGTTCATAAAGTTGTTGAAATGAGCCGAAGTGTTATATACCGTTTTAGATTTTTTCCAAGCAGTAAGATATTTTCTCCACATATCCTCTAAAACTGACGGCTCAAATACCTGTTTTTTTAAGTAATGAATGTCATCGGCGATATCTCTTCTTACATATTTCCCAGATAACGCTCCGTATGCTTCATTTTTTGGCAATTTTTCAAAGCCCTGCTCTTTTAATTCAGCGTCTATTTTAGCAGGGTCTTTTATACCAGCTTTCTCCATAAACTCTTTCGGGTCGATTATTGCTCCGTTAATTCCTTTAACTTTTTCAAAAAAGTCTTTCATTGCTTTCATACTTTGCAATCTCATTAAAGTTAGAGGGATTACAATATCGGCGTCTTTTATTTGCCCCATTCTTTCTCTTTCTTCTGGCGTCCAATCTCTTCTGATTTTATAATACCCCTCTTTATTGGCAATCGGGATTTTCTCCCACCCGCCATTGATAAATTTTTCTCCCTCTTTTGCGGGGTCAAGTTCACCGCTTTCTATCATTTTTTGTAGCTCGTCTTCAGATACAACGACACTCTTGCCTCTCACGCCTTTCTGTTGGTAAATACCTTTTGTTGCTTGCTTCAACACATCGCTCAACCTTTTAACACCAAGTTTATCTTTGTAAAGCCTTGCGACATAGTTTACTCCGTATTTGTCAATATATTCTGGCGGAAATCCAGCGTCTTTTAGCTCCTGCTGTATCTGACCGATAGTATTTTTTATATGCTCACCAAGCTCTTTTATTTCCTGTGGATAGTCTTTTTTAACATTTTCTATATAATCAATCAAGTCCGCTTTTGCCTGTGTAGGCATTTCGTTAAGCACTTTAAATAAGTTTTCAAGTTTGGCGTTGTATTTGTTTTTTTCTATATTCATTTCTTTAAACACTCTCATATATTCACCACTTCTTGTGTTTGTGAACAATCTTTGGACATCGCCAAACCAGCCCTTGCTCACATCACCCCAACCCCTGTGTTTAGCGTTGTTTTCTACATAATCGGATAAGTATTTGTATGTGTCTTTGCCTGCGTTTTCTGCTACATTCTCAACATCTTTTTTAGCTCCGTTAAAGAAAGCGCCAGCGACAGGCTGTCCGTTTGTTTCAGTCTTTGCAAGGCTCATTATTTTTTCGTAAGTTTTAGGCGACGTTTTTTGTAATATCTTCAACGCTTCTGGTGATAAAGCGCCTATCCCAAACCCTTTTAGAAAAGCTAACGCTCTTTCCTCATCTGTTACGTAGCCGTCATTGTTCTGGTCTGGGTTTTCTATTGCGTTATAAGTTCCGCCAAGCATACCACCAGCAAGTCTTTGATTAGCGTTAGCAAATAGATATTGCCCTGCTATACTTCCTGCTCTTTCATCTGGCTCTACGCTTAACTTATTTGCTACATCGCTAACAAATTCCTCGTCTTTTATTTGGGGTAGTAATTCCTCTATTGTGTCGTAATCTTTCTTATCAAGAGCGTGCATTATTTGGGCTTTCAATTCATTCTCATCAACTCCGTTTTTTAAATATAGCTCTGGGTTGTTCTTATAGTCGTGCAAAATTCTTTCAGTCTCATACTGTAAGTCCTCTTTTAATTTCTCAAGGTCTTTTGCGGTCGGCTTTCCTTTTAAAATCCTCTGTATAGGAGCTTTTGAAAGTTTGTATTCAAAATGATAATTTGGCTCATACAAAGCTGGGTCTTCTCTTCCCTCGTATTGATTGTAATATCTTTTAGAAACAAGTTTTTGAGGGTATCTTTTATCTTTTGCGCTTACATCTTTTAAGCTGTTTATTATATGCTCAAAATAAGGGTGCTGTTTCAACTCTTCAAGAGTAAGTTTGTCATAGTTGTTAGCAAATTTATCAGACCAATCCATAAGATTTTTTATTTCTTGCGGATGGTCAACAGGCTCTGGCGACAGGTTTTCAACAAGTTTAGGCTCAACCTTTCCACTTTGATAAACAGGAAGTAGTTTATTCTCATCAATGTCGTTTATCTCTTTTTCTGATACAGGGATTAATTTCATTCCATTTTTATTGTTCGGTAAAACAGCATTATCGTAATTAGGATACATTTCAATAGGCGGTTTCTCATCTATTAATTCTGGCTCAATAGGCTTCTCATAAGCAATCATTTCAAATTTTTTAGCCTCATTTGGTGTAATTCCGAACGCTTCTGGGTTGCTTTTGATTGTTTGTAGCACTTCTTTAACTTTTGTAGTGTCGCCTTTTTTATACGCTTCATCAAGCTGTGCCATAACCTCTGGAGCTTTGCCCTCTATCTTTTTAATAATAGGCACAAATATTCCGTTACCTATTGCTCCGATAGTTGAGGCAAAAGCCACTCTGTTTAGCTTTTGTTTGTTAGTTAAATCCTGTCTTCCAGCAACTTCAAGAGCTTGTTCTCCACCATTTATTAAAGCGCCAGCACCAGCAGATTTAGCTAAATCAATAGCAAGTTTTCCTTTTGTAAACACCCCAGCAGGCATTAATAGCGTAGGGTTTAGTAACTCTCCAACAAAATGTGCGGTCTTATGTTTTTCAGTTTCTATATCATTCAATTTAGCTTGACCATTCCACCAAGTTCTATTCTGATGGAAAAAGTTTTTAGCGCTATCCCAGCCGATAGCACCCGTAGCTTTTTCGCCAACCCAATTCACACCGCTTGCTAAATTGTCGAAAGTTTTAGTCCATCCTTTAAAGAAAGAGCCAAAAGTTCCGCTTTCTTTATTAGGATTTACCCAGAGCGTAGGCAGTTTTTCAAGGTCTTTGTTAGTGGCAACATCGCCAGCATACTCTATTTTAAACGATTTTTGTTTGGGTTTTTCCCAAACGCTTTGTAGCTTTTTGTGGTCTATACTTTCGTTAACAGGGATTAATTCCATTTTAAATCCTTATCGTATCCAATATTGTTTGCGGTTTGTATCTATTAACAGATATGCTTTTTTGTTTGGGTCATATTTAATTGCCTCTGGCTCTAACCCTCTTTGTCTTGCAAACTCTAAAACATCATTGTATGTTGCGTTTTGGGCAATATGTTGAGCGTTTTGCATTTGCCTCTGTGCTTGTTCTTGCGGTAATTCAAATCCTGTATATTCAGGGCTATTAAAGAAACTGCCCTCTTCTTGTGTTGCTTTTGGCTTCGGTAAATTCCCTGTCTTTAAATAATATTGATACGCTTTATTAATTTCGTTAGGGTCTTTTATGTCAAGGTCATATCCCATCTCTGTGTAAGCGTTAGACATACTATTCCACCAAGTCTGCGGGTCAGGATATTTTTTCACTCTTGCCTGAAATGCTATCTGCGCTAAATGGTCTTGCGGATTTTTTATACCAAGTTTTTTTAACTCAATTTCCGCTTTTCTCGTATCCAGCAATCCTTTGTAATAATTATCCATAATATTATTGTATTGTTGTTTCACCTGAAGCAGTTTGTCGTTCATCTGTTCTTGTGATTGAATTTTTTGATTAGCTATATCTCTTTGCGCTTGTGTTTGCATATTAGTTCTAACAATACTGCCAAGAACATTAGATAGAGCCATATTATATTTCATCTGATTTCTTGCATTTACGTTTGCCAATACTTGATTATACCAATCACTGCTTAATGGGTCTTGTGCTGTAATAGGTTTTAATTGAGGTCTGTTGCTTACCAAAGATTTTATCATACCCAAATATCCGTTACCCCCCTGATTAACCCCATTGTATCCCTGAACGGGAGCAGTTCCGTTGTATGCGGTTGTCTTTCTTGCAGGGTTTGGAGCTATTTGTTGAATGTTTTGTTGTATTTGCCTTTGGTCTGGAATAGATGATACAGCATTTTGCAAATCTGATGATACATTTGTTAAAGGTTGATTTGTCCCATATGCAGATAGACCAGATGTGTTAATTTGTGACCCAAAGCCCGTTTTTCTTTTTTGATTTGCTTTTTTTATAAAATCGTTTAAATTGATAGCCATAATCTTCTCCTATTTATAAAATTCAATTCCTTTAAATTTTACACCTTGATTTCCATCAGCGTCAGTTCCGATAGTCAGTTTCCCCATATATCCAACTATCCCGTTACCAAAATCTCCCCATATTCTATAAATATAATCGCTTACATCTAAATTAAATGAAGCTGGGTCTATTTGTATCCAATTATTAAAGTCGTATGTATAATACAGCTTGTCGTCATCTACAAAAAAATCACATTCGTTTGTAAGACAGCCTATATTTTCCTTTGTTTTAAGCGCTTTAAACTTTTCAGGAAACCTTGTAACAAAAAACACACCTCTTTTTATGTAATTATATCGTAAAACTTTAAAGTTTTTAAAGTAAGAATTATCATCATAAGCCCTATACATAGGAGCATATCCAAATTTAGTTTTTGAGGCGAACATTCCATAAGCATTTTTTACAAGTGTGAGGGTTTTAGTTTTTCTGTGAAATCTAACACACGCTTTATTGCTACCTATAAAACCATACCAAATTCCATCAATTACAGCTCCAGCGTTTCTGTTTCCGCTGTCTTTCCCCATAAATGTGCTTACAGGAACGTAGCCCGATTTATTCTCTCCAACCTTGTTGAAGTTTGTGTCATAGATACCGTCTTTCATTATTATATACGGAGCAAAATTTCCCATTGCTAAAAACTTTTTATCTTTTAAAAATGTTGTTACACCTCTCACAGACCAAGTGTTAAGGTCAAGCAAGTAGTAATTGTTATCATCGTCTTTATATATAGCAAAATCTTTACCCCAACTGCCACTTAAGAGATACGCATTTTTAGGTAAGTTGATTTTATGAACATCGCCGTAAATCGTAACATAAAACACTTCTCCGTCCTCATTGTAAACCACAATGCCCTCTTTTCCTTTTGATAAGCACATATTTTCATTGTTTGTATATAAATGTTTAGTTCCGAGAACAGCAATCATTTTTTCAGTCTTTTCAAATCTACTATATACAAACGGGGGATAGTAAATATATTTTGGGTCGTTTTGGGGCGCTTCAATTCTAACAGGAAGCCAACACATTTGTTTAATTTGTTGAGATGTTGTAGCTACTTCGTCCTGATTTTGAGTAAGCGTCTGAACGCTTGTGTCTCCTTTTGCTATATGGTTTACAACATTGTTGTAGCTGTCATTGGTATATTCAACATATCTGCTTGACAGAGGCTGTCCGTTTAATAAAGTTAAAGATAGTGCTACTGCAAAAGTTCCGTTTACTATTTCTTTCATTTCTAAATCCTTATCAGGATACGGGTTGGTATAGGGGATAGTAAAATCCCTATACATCAGTCACCTTTGTATTTTCAATTATAACAAATTCTCCGTCTAAATACAACAATCTCATTGTCGTTAAAGTTTGAGACGTGTTACTTGACCCGCTTCCGTCAGAAATGCTTGTATCACCTACATACGTTATATTGCCCCCGCTGTCAGACAATGAAGCAGAGTTTTTGTCATACATTATAACATTTAATGTATAAACTTGCCCATTAACTCCATAATTTTTATTACCGTCATCTTTCCATTCGAGTGTAACATCTCCGTCGTCAGATGGAAATATAGTAAAGGTTGTATATGTAAAACCGTCAAGGGTTATCGTTCCTGCGTCTTCTGTGTAAAATGGCGCAGTGCTACCACTGCCACTGCCTGATGGCGGGTCAACAAGCTCATACCCGCTTGCGTCAGATTTAACGCTTAACATTTTCCCAGCTGTAAGAGTGTTAGGCATATCAGATAAATCAGTTGATTTTGCAGGTATAGTTTCATCTACAAATTCGAGACCATTTGCGTCTGCATTAACTTTAACAAATTTATTTGCGCTGTCATTATAGTTAGATGGTGTATCGTTTAGGTCTGTGAAGTTTGAAGCTCCTCCATCACCACCGCTTGGCGGGTCGATAAACTCAACTCCGTCCTCTGTGTCTTTGACTACCACAATTTTTCCTTTGTTTCCTGTGTAGTCTGATGGCGTATCTTTTAAAGCTATAAACTCCGTATCACTGCAAGGAGTTCCATCTTTACCAACAAACCTCACGCCAGCAGTCCATTCTCCCGTGTCAGGTCTTTTAAACGAAATATAAATATCTCCGTCTTGATATGTGTCGTGCCAATTTTCATTATCAGAGCTAAATCTTATAGCAGTCCAAGAGTTATTAGTTGCAGTAGTTCCATTTAATATATCTTGAATAATTGATTTATAAGCGTTATTGAAGTTCATAATAATCAAACTTGCTTTTTGAGCATACGCACTAAAGCCGTCATATAAATTAGCAAGTGCGTCAAATATAACAGCATAAGCAAGTGCGTCGTCAATGTCAAGTTTTTGGGTGTCTTTGTTATCATCGGTAACTGCGACAGGGGTAGCAGGAACTCTTACAAATTTTTTGGTCGATACCATTTTTAATATGTTAGCAGTTGATGTGTTGCTATCTTCTAAAAGAGTGATAGGAATAGTTTGCAGTGCTACATTTACAAGCGAAATCCCAAGTTGGAATATAATATCATCATCATTTATAAGAAGTAGCGGACTTGATTTATATCCCGTAACATTGCCATCGCTGTCTTTTATTTGATTTTCAGGATTTTCTTTATACTCCTGAACTTCTTTGTCGATAATTTTTTTACATATATCAAACGCTTTTGAAACTAACATTTTATCTCCTTTTTATTATAATGATTGAACTTGCAAAGACGCTATTTCCAACTGTGTTCTGCATTTACACATTTCAATTTCTTTGTTAACATCTAACGCTCTTAATACGGCAACCGCCTGTTGGTCTTTCAAGTTTCTTTCAGCGTTAGTTAAGTCTTTTTGATAATCAAGTAAATCTTCTTCTTTTTTGAGTTTATTTATATTTTCAAGTATCTGGTCTTTATTTGCTTTTACAAGGTCTTGATTGTATTGTTCTGTAATCCCCTGCTGACCTACAAGGAATGCTTTTGCTTTTTCAGTTTCAGCCTGTGCTTGAACTAACGGGATTTGTGCTTGTTTTATTTGAAGCTCACTTCTTGAAATATCAACTTCTGCTTTTTTAATCTGTATTTCCGCCTCTTTTACAGTCACCTCTTTGTTTGCAAGTTCTACCTGTTTCTTTTTAAGTTCAATATCTTCTTGTTTTAGCTCAAGCTCTTTATCCTTTATTTGAGTGTCTTTAATAATATTATCAACCTGTGCAGGCATTAAATGCTCTACCTCATATTTGATTTTAGCCAACTCTCCAGCTACTTTGTTTTTATTGACTTCATCTTGCGCTTTCATAGAAGCTATCTGTTGAGCTTTCACCTCTAAATCTTTTGTGGACTGCTCTTGCTTTATCTGGTCTTCAATTTGCATAGAAGCGATTTCCTGCTCTATTTTTGCTTGTTGAAGCATAATATTTGTAGCACTCTGCAAAGCACTGTTGATTGAGTTTGTAACTACATCGGTTAGAAATTTTGAATAGACTTGTGCTTTTTCATTATCAGAAATAGATGTGTTCGTTTCAAGAAAAGTTTTTAGTTTACTCTCTGCGTCTGACAGCACAGAGTTGTCGTTTATTGCTATCGTTCCAAGCGTGTCAGTAATAAGCGACAAAAAATCCTGTTTATTGAACGCCATTATAGCTCCTTGATTTCATATTCAGGCAATGTAGCTTCTATCGTTACATCGCCTATTGATGTATCTGGCAACTCAACATCTGGCAATGCTGTATCCCCAAGAGATACATCGCCGATAGTGGTGCTAAAACTACCCTCTTTTGTCTGTATTATATCATATTCCATTTTAAATTCCCATTTCTGAAGAATTATTTGTTTGTTGTTAAACTCTAAAACTATATCGTTTTTATCGTATTGAGTATAAAAAAATTTGCTGACTATCGGCTTCATCTTGCCTTGCTTTGTAAGCTGATAATTTACATCATACATTTTAAACGGCAGGTCGTATCCCTCTTTATAAGAGACCACAACATATCCGTAAACATAACCTATCTTCTTTATTACGGGAACATTGTTAATTGTGGCAAGCAAGAAGCCGTTAAACTGCGGAGCTATTCCTTTTATTATGTGAAACGGAGTTCGGCTGTCTATTTCAACATCAATAGGGATATATTCTTTTGTTAAATAATTAAAAGCATATACCTCTATTGATTTAATTTCATTTGTTAAAGCGTAGAGAGAGAATTGTCTCCCCCTTGCTAAATTTGTAGTATCAACCCGAAGAGTTAACATTGATTACACCGCCACAGCAGTTGTATTGTCAGGTGCGTCTCCGTCATAATGAGTTTGAGTATCTACAATAGTCACCCTTTCTTCAATGAAGACATTGTGTTCAGGCGCATAAATCATTACGATATAGTCGCCAGCGGTTGTCATAGACATATCAGGCGTTTTGTAAATACCTGTGTTACCAGCTTGTTGCAATGTTGTTCCAGCACTTACAGCAACCTTAATCGGTCTTTTCAAATACGCTTTTCCATTGATAACTTTAAGCACCATCACATACTTGCCTGTTGCGTATTCAATAACATCTCCTGCTTCAATAGTTGTTGTAGGATTGTCATCTGCGTCCTTGTCTGTCGGGTCAAAATACAACACTCTGCTTCCAGCTGGAGCATATTGTGATACTTTAATTTGTCTTGGATTGTCGATTGTTTTCACAAATTCTGAACAACCGCCAGACACTTCCGTTACTTGCGTAAGGTCATTAGCAGGCGCATACGATACTGAAAATTCATCAGCAGAAGCACCAAACAAAGTTCCTTTTGTTGTTACATCAAGGTTAAACACTTGATTAACTGCTTTTTGAAACATAGCTTCTCCTTTTTATAGATTTCAAATTATATCATATAAGAGAAGAAAAGAGGAAGCAATGAAGATGTGTCAGATGGTTATTTTGTCTTTTGTTACCTCATGCCCGAAAGAGCCAAGTATTGCGTTATAAGGAATAGGGGCAATTTTTTTAGTTAAAGCGTCGGTTGACATAATTATTTTACTTGTGCTATCGAAATACAACACATCAAATATTTTGTTTACATCATCTGTTATCTCAAAAGTGTGGTCGCTTATAGGAACTACCTGATTGTCTCTAACATAATAAGCACATTCTGTAAAAATAGGGGGGTGTTTACCAGCTTTAACATACATCTGCCCATTGTTGCTTGGTTTAACATCTGTGGCAGGAGTATCACCAGAGCCAACTCCGCCCCAGCCACTGCTACTACATCCAAATTTAGCAAGACCTTTTGCAACGCCCGTTGTATGCAAATATTGCGCCTGTTTTCCTTGTGGAACAAAGCAACCCTCTGTCGGCTTGTTAATGTTTACTAAAAAAGCATTCAACAATGTGACGTCAGTTGCAAACAAAAAGCCGTTTTTCTCTAAAGCACCATCATCATACAAAGCGTATATATCGCCATTATATACAACAACGTCTAATAATACGCTATCCTGCCTTCTGCTAACTATTTTGTCTCCGTATTTAATACTTGCAGAGTTTGCTGACTTATCTTCTTCGATGTTTAAAATCTCAAGAGCGTCTCCGTATAATGTTGTGAAAACGTTTACAATATCATCATCTTTGTTATTAGTCATCAACGGCAAAACAGGCGAAGTTCCACTACCAAACTTAACAAGTTTTTCTAAATTAGCAAGATACTCACCGTATTCTGTAATTTTAATTACTTCCCCTTTGCTACTTAACTTCGTTGTGCGAATACTTCCATCTCTATACACTTTTATTCCCCAAGCTTCTCTTGTAAAAGTGAGGACTTTATAATCATATTCTGCACTCCAATAATACTCTGTTATAGAGTGTGTTCCGTTTAGTTTTTTTAAGCCGTTAAAATAATTTTTAACGCATACTATTCTTGTAGGAGTTCCTGTTATATCCTCTCCTGTATATTTTTTGGCTTCAACAATAGTGCCGTCAGCAGTTATTTTTGCTATATGCAAATCTCTTCCATCAGTATATGCTCCATATACAAAGCCAGAGGGGTTTTTGGATAACGCAAATTGATTGCTTATCTCTTTTGTGTCGTTCGGTGTAAGTATTTTAAAGTATCCCATATTCTATCCTTTACCAAAAAATTTTTGTAAGAACACCGTCAATTAAAACAGCAGGTGTAACAAGTTTTGTTTTTGTTTTTCGCAATGAATAAAACTCTGCGTTATCAGTTTCAGGTATTGTTAAGTGATAAGTTTCAAATTGAATAACGCCGTTTTCATCTTTTCCGTTCGGGAGAAAGATGGTAGCCTCTTCTTTTGGGTTAAAAGTGTTATACCTGACAACATAATCGCAAACAGCAGGAATTTTTGTAGGCATAAACCCTTTTACAGCGTTAGCTTTACCTGTTACAGCGCCAACATACTCTTTTGGTCTTTTTGTTCTTCTTGTTGAGAGTTTTACCTCAAAGTCTCCCAATTTAAAGACAGGCATAGACCTGCCTCTTAAAACAGACACTTTCAGTCTGTGAGAGGCTTTGTCATACTCGTATTTATAAATTCCGCTTTTAATTGTTGTTGCCATTTACTCTCCTTTAGGGATGATGTTAAACCCGTCTATTGTAGCGTTAGATAATATTTTTTTTCCTATGTCTGTATCAGTAACATCCCTTGTTTTCCATTTATCGCCATCTTTATATTTTTCGATAACTCGTAACTCATATTCGGCTTCGTCGTATTCATCTTTTTCTGTTAAAGACATCTCTTTTAAAACAATGTTATACCCCTCTTTATAAGCATTGTTACCATCTGTTTTTGGTAAAACAACAGAGGCGCTTATTTCGTGTTGACAATCACAACCATCAAATTTTTCATATATCGTCTTACCTGTCAATAAATCTATTTTTCTTATAAAATGATAAGATTTATCATCAGAACTATCGTCAGAACTATCGTCAGAACTATCGTCAGGGCAATCACCAAAGAACTCAAATGTCGCAACTCCGTTTGATATAGTAACATATTTAGACGATGTTGTTCCGTTTTTTGTTACATCAAAGCTAACATTGATAGTTACGTCAGCGTCAGAGTTGTAATACTCATCGTGATAATATACATCACCAAACTCTGGTAAATCTCCAACTGCTACACTCTCACAATCTACAACTGTTGCTGGATTAAACTCATATACTTCATTGTTTTTAAACTTTAAAGGACGTCCGTCAGCATTTTGTTCAGGGTAAAACAAATGAAATAAGTTATCAACTTTAAACTTAAACCCGTTTTCAACTCCACTTTTAATTATTGCCTCATTTACAGCACTCCTATCAACCTCTTTTGTAATTCCATATCTTTTACTTATTTGTGCTACATATTTGTCAACAAATTTGTTTAAAGCGTCCAAATAAACATCAAGATGTGGCTTTAGGTATGAACAATTGTTGACTTCGCCATAAAGAGTAATTTGTTTATCTCTTTGTCGAATTGGGCATTTAGTTCCTATTAGATTGAAAAGTCGTTGTTTTGTATTACAGGTTAATACGTCATATTTTAACAAATCGTCTATACAGCTTATTGAGCTTGACCCACAATTACAAGCATTGTCGGCTAATTTTACACCAAGATAACTCATTATTTTTAAAATACTCGTTCTTATATAGAAATAGCGTGAATAACAAATGTCTTTATCTAATGCCTCACCTTTTTTAATTTCTATTAATTCTGTTTCATTATCGACTACAAACTTTGTTATTTCTCCGTTTAAAAAATGTTTTTTCATCTTTTCTGCAATTTCGTTGACCTTTGGTGTGACGTAACCATCATATATTGGCGCGACCGATAAAGTGCTACCCTCTTTTTTAACACCATAAATATAAGAGTTGTCCATTACGCTATAATATTTACTGAATATATCAACAGCGTTGTATTTCAGATAATCAGCACTCCCTCTAAAGATGTTAAAGAAAAAGCGTCTATCTTCAGTAAATGTTTTCTTTAAATTAAAAGAGATAAGACACCCAGAGGCAATTTCAGGATTAATCTTATAACAATCTAAATACTTTGGATTAATACGATATTCAAAAGATAATTCCCCATTATTTATCGCTAAATAATGGTGACCACCATTTAGAGTTACTTTTTCTGCACCGCTAATAAAACGGTCTATTATTTTTAAAGCCGTTTGTTGTGAATCTTGACTTGTCACATATTGTGTGTTTGTTGTATATTTTATTTCTTTTCTATCCCTTGTCAAAAGAAACTCAATACCATCCTCATCAGTGTTACCAATAACCTCCACCGGATGTTGGTCAAGATAATTAACTACTTTAATTCTTCCATTTTCGTCATACATATTTATGTGTTTATATTTAAAACATAAAACAGGAGTTGAAGTTTTTATGTTGCAGTTGTATAAATTAGCTAAATAAAGTCTGTTAACGCTGTCAGTGTTGAGGTAAACTTTTTGATTTTTGTAAGAAGAAAAAATGTATAATTCATAATTGTTATCAGATAAAGACTTAACATAAATATTCGTAGATGTATAAAAACTATCAAGATTTTTGTCTGAATTAATAACTTTAAAAATATCATTTTTTTCGGCGTCTTCTTGTAAAACCAACAAAATTTGCTTTTCCCCAGATTTCTGAAAAAAAGTAGGGTCTGATTTAGAGCCGTAAACACAAACCTGCCCAATAGATGTATATCCACCATCATCTCTAATATCTGCCATTACTTTTTTAAAATAAAGAATAGTAAAAAAATATATACTTAATTGTTCCCTGTTTCTCTCCAAAATAGAGACAACTTCGCAATCACAATATTTAAGAGGCTCGGGATTAATAAAAATCGAACAACCTGTGTCTTTTCCGTCATTTACTATATTATACTTTTCTATCCCTTTTTCTTTTAGTTTGAAATATAGTTCCTCGAAATTTTCTATTTTCACGTGAATAGCAGGAATAAGTGGAGCTATCTCATCTTTTTGTTTTTGTAAAAAAGCAAATATTTCTACGGCTTTATCCTTATCTTCAAAGCTGTCATAATCCACACATAATTGATATCTATCTATCCCACCGTAACAAATCCTGAACGCTCCATCTTTAATGTTTAATTGTTTATAGTTAGAAAATTCGGCGACTATGTTTTTAGCTGACGGAAGTAATTTTACGCCAGAGCCTTTAGCACCTTTTGCAAGATAAAATGTGTTTGTGTCGCAATCCACAACTCCAACAAACTTATCTAACCATTTTTTTTCTGGGTCGTTCTTTGCTTTAACCATCTTATACATTGTTCCGCCTTTTATAAGGGTTTAATTCTTACTTCATAATCCGCACATTTTATTTCATCAGGAACTTTTAGCCTAACGCCATTGTCCATTGGGGTGAATGAAGTTTCTAATAAAACGTTTCCATCAAGTACAAATTCCGCAGTAAACTGTATATTTGACATTTGTCTTTTTACAAATTGAGCGACATGCATTCTTGCAAAATTTTGAACAGCCGTTATCGCTTGTTCTTTTACTGCGTCAGTAAAATTCTCAAAAGAAACAAACTGTGTTGTAAAGTTATCATCACCTACAATTAAAGCACCAAACTCTGGCGCAAACACCATAAACTTGTCTCCATTAGCGTTAGCTTTTGCTTTTGCTACAACATCATCAATATCTTTTCCTGTGCCGTCACTTATATACATTTTCATAGACCCTGCACTTATCTCACAAGTGCCTACATAACCAACAGCATAATCGCATTCTCCATAATCCTTTTCAAAAACCCTTTTGTCAACTATGTAGTTAATTGCAGTTGGGAGGGAAACGCCAGCGTTTCCCTCTATATACCCTTGCTCAACATATCCATCTTGCACATATTTATTGTTCATTTTTATCTCCTAATTTGGGCTTATTTATTCTTCCGCATTACCAGAGTTTGATGTTTGTTTCTCTTTTAATGCATAAACAGTCAGTATTGGACATCTTGAGCCATCTATTTCTTTATTGGTAAACAACAAGTTATTGTAAATTGTTAACACTGCATAAATATCAACTCTTTCTTTATCTATATAAGAACTAATACCTTTTGTATCTCCTTTTTCTGCAATAATTACAAATATATAGCACTTTATACGTTCGTCATAATAGTAAGATGGTATAGCTTTAAATAAATCTTCTAACGACGCTTCCCCTTTATTAGAAAGTTCATTGATAACTTGTGATATAGTTGGCGCTTTTGGCATAAGTGCTATTATGTTAGCAAGCATATCGTTTCTCACAGCTCTCGCCCCTGAAGCAGAAACCGCCAGCATTCTTAAATTCATATCCATTTCTTCAATAGTAAGAGGCTCATCTTTATATTCTCTTAAGATTAGTCCTGTTTGTAGATTGTCCTGTGCCATTTTATCTCCTTTTTTTAAATTTCAAATTTGGATTTTTTTGTAAAACGATTTTTCACAAAATCAAATATACCTGATTTTGCTCCGCTTTCGTCAAAGTTCAAATATATCTTACCATCAGCTTCACTCTCTTTGAATGAAGTTTTGTCATATCTTGCAACTCTTACATCATAAACCTGTTTAGCTTCCTTTTCTGCACCTACGTAGTTGTAATAATAATTTTCAAAAGCAACAAATTCGTCTTTTTCAAACAGCTTAAACACCTCATAAATAACTTTTTTAACAATGTCTGATTTGTAAAATTGAGGAGTGTGGGTTGCGTAAGAAAGCCCGTAGAAACCTTTTTTCTTAATTTCTTCAAATCCGACTTTAAGTTTTTTTTGATAAAAACGAGTTCCCCAATTTTTAATCTTATTGAGGTCTTGCAGATAATAGATTTGTTTCAAGTCATCAGCTGTAATATCTTTAATTAAAAAAAAGTCATCATTGAAAAGCACAAACTCATCAACAATGTTACACATAATATCGACTGCGTGCAAAGAGTTTCTATACCTTTTGTCGCATTGACCATAATAGATATATCTCACCTTTGAGATGTTAAGCCATTTAGGTCTGTATCCAACAATCGTGACATCAAAGTCAGTTTTTAAATGAGTTTCAAGAGAGCGTAAAGAATATTTAAGTTCTTCACAATCACCGATAGATGATTTGATAAGAGGGTATAGGATATGGACTTTGTCCATTATCCCTCTCCGCCAGCACTTCCACTTGCACTTGCAGAGCCAGAAGCACTTGCTTCACCGCTTGCGCTTGCGCTTTCACTTGCTTCACCGCTTGCGCTTGCAGAACTGCTACCTGAAGCACTTGCTTCACCTGACGCAGAAGCAGACCCAGAAGCACTTGCTGAACTTGAGGCGCTACCTGTTGAGCTACCGTTACCTGTCGCACTTGCACTTGCAGAGCCACTGCCTGTTGCAGAGCCACTTGCACTTCCGCTACCGCTTTCTGAAAGAATTAACGGTTTTAATTTATCCGCTAAAACAGTAAGTTGGTCATCAGTAATGTTTTTAAGAATAGCACCAGCAACATATAATGAAATCTTGTCCCAATCAATCATTCTTTTGTTGTCAGCGTCAACAGTTACATATTCATTAAATGTGTTTAGTTGAGTTTTAATATTCTCAATAGTTGTCGCATTATTGTCAACTTTACCTGAAAGGTTTTCAAAATCTTCTCCCAAAGAAGAAAGGTCGTTTTGCAGTCCTGAAACATTGTCTTTTAACTCTGAAATTTTAGTTGAATTTGCAGTAACTTTTTTATTGACATTTTCCAAATCGCTTTGAATGTCTGAAAAATCACCCTCATAAAAATTTTTAATCCAAGTATTGATAGTTTCAATGTTTTTAAAATTCTCGTCAATCTGCTCTTTTGTTAAAGGCGTTTCTTGCGAACTTCTATACGTAATATTAATTACAGGTAAATCCATTTTGTTCTCCTTTTTTTTAGTTTTAAATTACTCCAACCTCAATATCTCCGTCTGTCGCTTCTAACGCTTCAATCCTGTTTTCAAGATTTTGAGCGTCAAGAATTGTAAACGCAATCATATTGAGATTTGGGTCTTTCTTCATACTGTATTTTGTTTCACAGGCGTCTGAAAACACACGCCAGATTTTTCTATTCTTTGCAAAGAACACATCACCGAAAAAATAGTTAATGTAGTTTCCATCTTCATCTTTATTTTCATCAGCGTCCTGAAACTTATTTAACCAATTCTGCGTCCATTTTAAAGCGTCTGTTTCGCTTATTGTTGAATTTGGTCTGACAAGCACCTCTTTTTTATATAGAGCCATTGTATCTCCTTTTAGTAAGATGAGAGGCGTCCATTATAGGACTGCCCCATCGCCGCTTGCACTACCACTGCCTGAAGCGCTACCACTCGCAGAGCCAGAAGCAGAGCCACTACCACTTGCGTTACACGCAGTATCGCAACATTCACTTTCAGATTTGCCTTGAAGACCGCAATCAAGCGCCTGTGCGAACATTGAAGCAATAACACAAACATCAACATTGTCGATTTTTTCATCAACATATTGTTTAGCTTCGTCAACAGCCCCAGCTTTAGCGTCTGCTATTTCACTTTCAAGTTCAGTTTTAGTTGCGTCAACTTTGTCGTTAACATTTTTTAATTCTGTGTCAAGAATTTGAGTTGCATTATGAAGACTTGTAGCGTCCTTAATATAATTTGCGTTAGTGTCGGCTACATAGTTTCCGTTTTCATCAAGCCCAGCCCCAGCTTCAATAGCGTCAATTTCGTCTTTAAGATTAGCAACGCTCTCGTCGCTGTCACCTTTTAAAGCGTCAATTTGAGCTTGCAGGTCGTCTTTTGCTTGTTTTACTTTATAGTCAACTGACCCAGCAGTGCTTTCATCTCCGTTAAGAGTGTTTACTGCATTTTCAAGAGCAACAATTCTGTTTAGATGGTCAGTCAGTTGGGTTACTATATTTTGACCGACATCAAATTCTGGTGTATCTGGGTCTGCGTCTAACAGTCCTTGTATTGTTTCAATAGCTGATTGTAGTTTGTTAATGTCAACATTTTCAGCTTGAATAACTTTCTCAATTTCAGATTTTACTTTCGCACCAACGGTATAACCAAAATGTTGGGCTACTTGTCCTAAAATTTGCTGTAAATTGTTCTGTGCCATTTTATCTCCTTTTAGTTTTTACCTTACGGCGTAAATAATGATAGTATTTTGTTTTTGAAAAAACAATTAATAAGTGTCATCTACCTCAAAGCTGTGATTTGATTTGTAGATGGAAATAACACCGCTTGCTTTTTGCTCATAGTAATCTTTTTGTTTAAACGATAAGTAAGCACAACACATAAAAACAAATGCAGTATGTAGGTCAATGTCCAAATCTATTTCTTCACTGTCTGACAACACTTGCGGAGTTCTTATGTATCTTGTGTGAACTACGCCCTTGCTGTCCTCATATTTATCCACAACTCTAAAAACATCATTAGGGATAGAAGTTGTATATTCTTTTAAAAGATGGATAGGCTCACACAGCGTGGCTATCTCCTGTAAAGCCTGTTGAGCGACAAGCTCTGTTACTTCGGTGTTAGAATTATCGCCAAGCAGGAATTGCTTGACGAGAGTTTTAGCCTGTCCGTAAGTCACTATTTAAGCCCTTTTGCGAACGCAAACATATCAGGCTCTTTAACTTCAAGAGTTAAAGATGTATAGTATCTTCCGAATTTAGCAGTTTTACTTGTAGGCACTTCACTGAATTTAGTAGGGATTTTAAATCTGATGTCCGCACTGTCTAACTGACCTACAAGGATTTTGTCTTTTAGTTTTGCATTGTTAAACAATCTGTGGATTTTAACTTTGATGTCTCCAAAATCAGTTGTAACTACATACAATGTCGGGTCGAATTTTCCGTTAGGATTTTGTTGCCATCTGAAATAATCTTTAGCAAATCCATTGATTGTTCTTTTAATACCTGTGCCGCATACAAGCGTAAATGTTTCGTTATCAATGTCTGCGTTGTTCCATACCATCTCAATAATTTCATTTAGCCTGTCGTATGTTAATTCGGTAGCATTACCGCCATCAGAGTAATCTTTTTTATTTTCGATGTAATGGAAAATACCAGCCATTTTAGCAGGTGTGGTATCAGACATTTCAGTATATCCGTCTTCAACACTTGCATTGTGTAATCCAAGTAACGCATATTCAATATCCATTGTATGTTCTTTTCCAACTTTTGCTACCCTGTAAGCCCACTCTTTCTGACCATATTTTGCGTTGTCGTCTTCTTCCCAAGATAATCCAAATTCATTCTTGATAATTTGGACGACATTATCTTTCATATATTTAGTGTCAGTTGTGTTCTCTTCAAGGTCTGTTACTTCAAGCTGTGCATTCTCATCAGCTTTTCTGTATCTGTCCAAAATCCAACTATGTTTTGGGGCAGATATTTTTTGCCCTCTTCCAAACCATTGCAGGAACGGCGTAGATGTCGCACCTTGTAAAAGTATTGCGTCTAAAACGGACGGCTTTTGGTTAACCGTATTATTATACGAAGTTAAAGGCATAATAGCTCCTTTTTATTTCATTTTATTTTACAACACAATTATGAATAAAAAAGGAAAGAAAAAACAAGATGGATTTGTCACCTTATTTTTTAGAAGAAATATTTAGTATATAATCTCCAAGAGTTATCTGGTCTGCCTGACCTTTTTTTACTTTGTCTGTAATTTCATCTTCAGGTGTAGTATCTGAAGCTCCAGCACCTTGTGTAATCTTATCTGGCTCTTCGTTTGGCTTTACGCTTGCCAAAACAGCTTTCACTGCCATTTCCATTAGGTCAGGATTTAGCTTCATAGCTTCGGCAAGTTGAGGATTTGTTTGTTCAACTTTTGCGATTTCCTGCTCTACAAGGTCGATAGGCACATTTGGATATTTACTCATCACAACGGATTTAGTTCTTTCCATTTCGATTTGTTTAAGTTTTTCCTGTGCTTCCTGTGCCTGTTTCTGTATGTCTTCAATACCTAAAAGTTTTTTAGCCATTTCAAGCTCTTCTGGCGTAGGCTGACCAGCTGGCGCAGGCTGTCCTTGTGGCATTCCCTGTGGCTCTTGCGGCATATTTTGAGGCATACCCTGTGGTGGCATTTCCTGTGGTGCTACCTGTGGCTCTTGTGGCATACCGCCTTGTGCTTGTGCTTGTGCCTGCTGAATAGCATTAATGTCTTCTGGTGTTAAATTCGGTGCGTTAAAATCTGGCATTATTCACTCCTTTTTTATTTTACTTGATACCAAAGTTTTTTAATCGCCTCTTCTTGAGACGGTCTGTATGGTGTTCTTGTGTTATGTGTTTCAGATACTGCAAGCATAATAGTTGTCATTCCTCGTGGAACAAATGCTACAAAACCGATTTTGCGTTTATCCCACTCTCTAAATCTAAATACTCCGCCTTTAAGCATAATCTCATACGCTTCGGAAAGAGTTAAATACTCGACCTTATCTTTTTCCACAGCTTTTTCAGTTTTTCCTCTGCCAGCGCTCTCTTGATTGTCAGCGTCAGCATTTGAGCTTCCCACCACGTCTTTATTCTGTTCCACATTATTTTCAACTTTCTCATTTTCTACCTCTTCATTAACCTCTTGTGCTTGTTGATTTTTAGCTTTCGCCATCTTCGTCTCCTTTCATTTCTTCCAAGATTTGTTCTTCAATAAAATCAAGCATTGACTTCGCTATCCCGATAGCCCTCATAAATTCAAGATGATGAACTCTGTTGCTATCGGATAGGGCAGTATTCATTGCGTTTTTAAAATGAGCCTGATATTGATTTTCAAGCTCATTCTGCATTTCCTGCCATACTGAAGTCTGCTTGATTAATTTGATTTCCTGCAACTTCTGATTGTAAAGTTGCTCCTGCTCCAGCGTCTGATTGCTGTTCTCCATTGTCCATTACTCCTTTCATATCGTGTTGAATGTTTTTCAAGCCTATTGTCGCAAGTTTCTCAACGTAAAGTTTGTTTAATATATCCCTATACATTTTTGCCGTTTCAGCGTCTCCCATCTGCATAGCAATTTGTAAATTCTGCATAGCAGTCTGCTCTGCTGTTGTGATAGCCTGTAACTGAACTTCTTTGTTTGTCGCCCCTACACCTGTATTAATCTGCACTTTAAAGTCTATATTCTGGGTTCTGTTTAGTCCGTAGAGCAAAGGATTTTCGTCATATTTGTAAATCAGTTTTACTATTCTCTTGATTAAAGGCTCGAAAAAGCTCTCATTCAATGAGCGTATAATATCAGCCACAACTTCGTTGGCTTCCTGTGTAAGAATAGTCATACCCGTAGCGGTTGTATTTTGATGTTTGTCGATAATACCTTGTGACAGTTTTGTAATACCTGATACTTCCTGTAAATCAAGTTCAACCCTGTCGGTTGTAAGGAATGATTGATTTACATTAGGTTGAGGGAGTTCCCTGACATTGTTGAGGTCTGTAACCTGTAAGAGCTTTTTGTTTGAGCGTAAAGTTTTCTCACTTAACCCAGCCTGTTTTGTAGCAAGGAATTGAGGGTTTAACTGTTTGTCTATTGCGTCAAACTGCTGATTGATTGTGATTGTGTATTGCTCCTGTAAAGGTATCATCAAGTCAACGATAGGATACCCAAGAGCTTTAATTGTTTTTTCACCTGTGTATGTGAATTGATTTTCCACAATGCCGAACACAAAAGGAAGCCCGTCTTTCAAAGGCTCGTCAACTCTTACGAAAGAATAGTCTGGCAACATAGTTGAAACATACCATTTCCCGTTAATCAGCCTGTAAATGTCATACACTTCAATTCTTGAGGTATCCCCCAAGTCGTCCTGTGAAAAAGGTATCTCACTGCTTTCTATCTGTGAGCCGATGTATTTTCTAAAAATCTTTTTGTTCCCAAATTGTTTTTTAAGAAGAGAGATTGTAGTGTAAACTCTGTTGACTACATACTGAATGTCGAATATGTTTTCGGCGTTAGGGTCAAGCCAGAAATCGTGTGGCTTAATTCTCTCAAGGTGAAGTCCGTTATTCCAATAAATTTTCGCACAGCAAGTTCCGTAAACAAGACTGTCTCTTACGATAGGTCTTATCCTTGTGTAAAAATTAACTCTTCTGTTTATCCAATTATCAAAAGCCATTTGGAGTTTTTGAATTTGTTGCTTGTTTGTGTCAGTGTCAAATATGGGTGTAAGTTTCGCAAACTCGTTATTTTCAAAGTAAGTCTTCATTATTGATATGAGTATTCTTCTGATTTTAGCATAAATCTTTTTAGGCGTGATAACTGATTTGCCTCTGCGTTTAAGCTCTTCAAGTTTTTCATCTGGCAACTTGTTTAAGTATCCGTATTCAAGGACTAAAAAGTCTTGTTTGACTAACTCGTAACCTTTTCTTGCCTCTTCAAAGAGAGCTACTATCTGTTCTTTTTTAGATTTCGCCATTTTCTTTCAACCTTTTTTTTATTCTGAATGCTTTTCTTATGTGGATACCAAGCATTTTAGAAACTTTGCTTGCAGAGTATCCAGCTTTAAACAGCTCTTCTGCTAAAATCAGCTCCACGATTTTCCAACTCAAATCTATCTTTAATGAATTATACCGCAAACTTTTTTGATATGCAAGAGTTTCGCCGTAAAAATCTATTAAATTTGTCACACTTTTTGGAAATGTCTTTCTCTTCAGCTTCTTTTTGCAGTTGTCTAAACTCAATCCCATCTTGTTGCATATCGGCTTTTTATTGCCAAGCAAGTGCCAAATCTTTTTAAGTATCCACGCTTCCATAGCTTTCTTGCTAAAAAGCACGGGGATTATTTTCTTTTCTTTCCACAGCTTGACAAACCTGTCCATATCTTCACGCATAAGCTCTCTGTGTATATCTTTGTTTATCTCTTTTGTAAACTGTATTTCACTTACCATAATCCACCGCCGTATGAATAGGTTAAAGGAATATTGTCCAACATTTCAAACTCCTCTTCGCTTTCAGTTTCAAATTCAACCAAAGCCTCGTCAGCAAAAGTCATAGCGAATGCGTCCGCAATATCTGGCGAACGACCAAGTCTGTCACGTATTTTCTTTTTGGCTTCTATTTGAAGTTTGCCTGTCTGCTCGTTGATAAAATATGTTATTGCTCCAAGCTCACCTATGAGGTCGTCATCGTGCATAAGTTTGCCCTCTTCTCTCAATGCGTCACGCATTTTAAAAAACCACTCGGCTCTTGCGTTCTGGTATTCGTCAGTGTTAAAGGGCTTATGTGAGGCTTTTACGCCTATCACATTTTTTAGTCCTACTTTTTGACACATAGACGGAATTGAAGCACCAGAGCCGATAGTATCCACAAAAATGATTTTCGGCTTTCTTTTAGCCTGCTTGTATTCTCTCACAAGCCAACCGACTAAATCAGAAGCGTCATAGTTCCTAACTGCCTTATATTCATACAGGTGTTTTCCGTATCTTTTAGCTATAACGCTCCTGTCAGCTCCGTAATCGGCAACATCTAATGCCCATACTTCTACGCCTGTTTTATCCCAGATGTCTCTGTATATCGCAGTCTCAATTAAATCGACAGGAAATACTGCGTCGTCAGACCCTCTCGGAAATTCGCCAAGCACCCTTACACGATAAACATCGCTGTCGTAGCCGTATTTTTTTCTAAACATCTCAATGGCTTTACGGCT